AATTTAAATGTATATCTATTTTTTGAATTCAATATATCATCATCAATATCTTTTGTTTTAACTTTTCCTAAGTCAATAACAACAATTTGTTTTTCTAATGTAAATGGGTCAGTAATTTCTACTTGATAATCAGCTCCATATCCTAAAATACGAGTTGCCATCAAAATGGCGTTTTTATCACCAATAAGGATATCATTTGGGTTTAATCCACGTTCTACTACAACTGATTCAAATAACTTATCCAAAACAATACCCTTTTTAATAAGATTTTGATTTGCAAGAATATCTTCCTCTCTAGCTGTCATATATTTTATTTCACAAGTTCCATCACTCAATGGATGTCCTTGTGGATATACCAACCCTTTTGATGGTAATTCAATTATTTCGGTTGGAAAATCAAATTTGTGTTTCTCTACCTCTCTAGGTGTTGAATTTTGTTGTGCAATATTAACTTCTGCCATAACTTTATATCTTTTTTAGTTTGTATATATAAATACATTAAATTAAAATTTTTGAAAATAAAAAACCCCCACCATTTCTGATGAGGGTTGTCCTTCGGTAGCATCCGTAAGGAATATGTTTTAGAATTCTAAAATTGCGTAATCGTAAGATAATGTTAATTCAATTGTTGCTGGTTCGTTTGAATCAAAAGCAACATCACCAAAGTTTGCTTGATTGATAAATGCTCCTTTTATTTTCCATTGCTCAATTTTATCTCCAACAGGTCCTAACATATAGAAATCAATATCTTTTTTGTAAAATTCAGCATATCCATCTCTACCAGTAATAGATTCATGAGATAAACGAACCCACTCCATTACACCTTGTGCAGCAGAAGGAACAATAGGGTCATATAAAGTAATAGTGATATCTTGCCACTCACCTTTGCCTTTTAACTTTCTCTTTACGTTAATGTGGTCTAAAGTTACTACTTCAAATTGAATAGTTGGTCTATTTGCCGCTTTAACAAGATATGCAGGTAATCCAACTTCGCCGAATTCCATCACATACCTATTTTTCATTTTAGGTTCGAAGTTCGTATAGAACATCTTATCAAACTCTAGTATTTCTGCCATTTTATTATCCTTTATTTATTAATAAATATCTCTTTGTTACATTTTTTATATTATGCTGAGAAACTTGCTCCAGTAGGTAAGATGTTGAAATCAATTACGATGAATTCAGCTGTCTTAGCCGGTTGTAAGAAAATTTGTCCTGCTAATATATTTCTATCAATCACATCAGGTGTATTGTTACTTTCGTCCATTACAACTCTAAATGCGTAAAGTCCTTGTCTTTGTTGGATTGCCTCCAAATAAGGGTTTACAGTATTTAAGAATCTTCCTCTAGTTGTAGAAGTATTTTGCTCAAATACTAAGAAACGAGAAGTAGATGCTATAAACTTCTTAACAGTTATAAGTAATCTTCTAACATTGATTCTATCTAAAGCGGATGCCTTATCTTGCAATGTTTTCTGTCCGAATGCTACAATACCTTGTCCAGGGAATGCTGCGATTGGATTTACTTTGTTCTCATATAATGTATCTCTTTCAGAGTGTGTTAATCTATTCAATACACTAACTGCTCCAATAATACCACCTCTATTCAAACCAGCAGGTGCGAACCATTCTGCCGCCAATCTATCATTCTGAGCGAATACGCCAGGTAATAATACTGATGGTGGAACTGTTGTAAGTTTATTTGTATTTGTATCAATCGTTTTAACCCAAGGATAGTATGTTGCTACATAGTTAGAATCTACTGCATTTGCTGCTTCAGTTGCTTCAGTAATACTATCTGAATAGTCGTTAAAATCAGCAATATAGAATGCATCTTGTCTATCTTCAACCATATCAATTACTTTTGTTGTAACCGAAGGGTGTAAGCTTCTTACGATACCCGGTGTTATAACCATATTGATATCATATTCATCAGGATTAGAAACTGCATTTATTGCTCTAGCATAAGATAATGAACCACTTGAAGATGCATTTGAACAATTAAATCCTTGTGTATTTGCTGCTCCCCACTCTACATCACCAGCTTTAGCCGCTTTTGTAGTTGGGTTCATACCATCATATCCATTTTGGAATGCTAATATAAATTGTCTTTTAGCCATATCCGATGATGCTGAACCAGTCATTTCAAAAGATAAACCTAAAGAAGTATTATCAAAACAAAAATCAACGTTAGAACCTACATTTACACCTAATGGTAATGGTTTTAAATATTGTTTGTTATCAGTAGAAATACCTGTTGTTTCAAAATCAAATCCACTAAAATAAATTGGAGATGATGATGTGTTTGTTACTGAACCAGTACTAAATACAACTCTAGGTAATTTAGATTCATCTGCTGTTACTAATTTGATTGGGTTAAAATATGCAGAGTGTCCAAATGGAGCTGCTGATACAGGGTATGCACCGGCTTCTTTAACTTCTACTCTTATATATTTTGACCTAGCTACATAATCACCATATTCAGTAATTTTACCATCTGAATCAATAGTTACATATCTATCACCAATTCTTCTAGCTATATAGTTAGGAGATGCTGGGTCTAAGTTTACATTATTAAATGTTTCAATAACACTCTTTCTCTTATCAGTATCGTTGTAAGAACGAATTGTTACAGTAAATGTTGAGTAATCAGTTGCTCCATCTTCACCAGCTGCTTTTACATTAGATATACCAATTTTATATTTAGTATTATAGTTTGTACCATGTCCTAATGTTGCAAAACGGAATAATTCGTATCTATCACCACTAATGTTTTGAGATTTAACCCAAGGAGTAAAACCTTCAGAAAATGCAGGGAATAAAGAATCTCCACTATAATCTTGGTCAGGTAATTCCTTAACTTGGAATGATGCTGAAGATTGTGCTTCACACACCAATGATGCTGAATTTTCAAAATAGATGAATGAATAACTCTTTTTAGATGTATTAGCTTGTGATACAATTGGAGAAGTACCAAATACATCGGAAAGGTCATTTACATCAGCTGGATTCAATGATGCGGAAATTCCATCCGCTGAACCAGATAATAGATTAGAATCCAATCCACCAAATAGTAGTAATCTTCCTAATGAAGCAGATACACTAGAACTAGCTGCAGTTACTGTATCGAATCCTACATCTTGTGCTCCTAAATTGGTATTATATAAAACACCAATTAGTTTTTGAGTTGAACCAAATGGTGTAGCAAAAAGACCTAAAGCCTTAGCTTGCTTATATCCACCAACCCCAGCAACTCTTACGATTGTTGCTGAACCAGCTTCTCTTAAATAATTTTGTACTGCATATTCAGTATAATAAGTTCCATCAGGTGTTCCGAAGATATCTTCGAATTCTGATTGTGTTCTCACAATAGTTGGAACAAATGCAGGTCCTTGTTTAAAAGGTCCTATAAATGCTGCTCCAATTTCTCCTATACCTTGTGCTATAAAAGATAAGTCATTTTCTCTTGTGAATACGCCAGGTGATACGATTCTTTCTGCCATTTTATTTCTCCAATTTGTGTTTTAATTTTGTATTTGCTAGTTGTGAAATACAGATATAAATATAAAGAAAATATCCAAAACATAATATAATGCTTTGGATATTTAAACTATACCATTTTTTATATTATTAAGGTACTATTGAACCAGAATTAGAACCAGATGTAGGTGACCAAGGTAAATCTATTTCGTTTACATCTTGAACAACTCCTCTAGTAGATTCAATTGCTTTTTCAATTTTTTCACTAATATGAGGCCAATAGTTTGTTGGTGTTGAACCACTAACGTGATTTTTAATCCAACCCAAAACTTCACTTTCGGTTAAAGATGAATAATCTATAAAGTTATCAGGGTTTACCGAATTTATTGAAAATGGGGTTGCTCCCACAAATGTACCAGATACTCCATCGGAATCATCAGTACCAATACATTCCCATCTTGTTCCAATAATAACGTTTTCTAAATTGTTACTATTTGATTTTTTTAAGGATGTTATTTTCCAAGTATAATTAATTGCCATTTTTGTTATTGTTTAGTATAAATATTATAAATTATAAATTAACTATTATCATGTCTTATTACTGTAAAATTGAAGTCTTCGCATAATTTTTCTGCTAAAAAATAATTACTACCACTCCATGCATTTAATACCGTTTCAGGAACTTTCCATTCTCCATTTGTTATAATAACGTCTGGAATTGCTACTGATTCTCTATTAGGATTTCGATATTTTAATTCATATCTAAGTACACAATCATCGTATTCTAAATCGTATCTTAATAAATTAGTAAAAACAGTATTAATTGTTTTTCCAAATATAATTTTATCTTCTATATGTGTTGTCATTTTATTTTGTTTTATACGTCTTGTAATACTGTTGCTGATTGAATTACATTTCTTTCCATTAAATCTGCCGCTATCTTTGCTTTTAACAAAGGATATGCTTGTGCAAATATATTATCCCCTTCTAATGCACTAAAATCAGGAACTTTTTTCTGATATACTCTACCATCAATAACTTCTTCCTCAATTCTAGACATTTCTATCGAATGCCAATGTGGTATTGCATCTACTTTTGCAAGAAATCTTTCTTGAATAGGTGCCCCCATACGATTGGAAATGTTTGTTTCTAATAATCGTGCCGTTTCCGCATCTTTAAAAATACTCACATATAATTCCAATGCTCCTTTGTTTCTATCTACCACATAGCGATGTATTCTTACATAAGCCTCATTGGTTATACCTTGTGATGTTCCTATTTCTGCTGCTATTTTAATTGCCATAATTGTTTCCTTTTATATATATAAATATATAGATTTTTACTCAAAACCTATTTTTTCTTTTAAATTTTTTATTTCAGCTCTAGCTTCATCTAATTCAGTTTTCAGTTCCTTAATAGCCTCTAACAACAATGCGGGAATACCTCTATCTCTAAGTGCTAAATATCCATCGGCATCTTGTCTAACTAAATCAGGAACTATATCTTCAACTTCTTGTGCTATAAAACCTATATCATGTCTTAATCCAGTTGTTTCGTATTCATCAGTACCTTCTCTCCAATCAAATTCAACCCCTCTCATTTTCATTACTTTTTCCAATGAATTTTCCAAAGGTTTTACATTATCTTTTAATCTTCTATCCGAAGGAGAACCATATGCAATAATATTATTAGATGCAATAATCACACCATCATATCTTAAGTTGATGTTTGGACCTCCGCCTCTATTACCACTATGAATTCTTAAACCATACGAAGCTCTTAATGCTAAGTAACCATCGTTCAAGTCTACTAAATCACCATCATCAGATACCCAAATACCACCACCACCATAGTTATCAAAGTTTGCACGAAGTAGATAAGGAGTACCTAAAGTATCAGTATTCAAGTAATATCTCTGCCATCTAGAAGACCAACCACCCCATCTTACTACGTCATCACCATCTAAACCTAAGTTAAGTGCATAGTAACCTGATTTATGGAATGACATGAATGCTCCATTATTACCAGTAGAGTATGGTTGACACATTGCCGAATCGGTTTGTGTTGCATAATATCCTCTATTGTATAAGAAGTATAATCTTGATGTTGTAGTAAAATCGAATGTTGGTAAACAATATTCTGCTCTGTTGTTAGAATCAATCATTGCTTTCCAACCACTATTACCAGACCAAGAGTTTCTAAACCATAATCTGTCAACCGGTCCACCAACTAATTGCCATCCATATCCACTATTATAAGAGTTTACATAGTGATATGTTTGAACTCCCACCCAATGCGAAGTACCAGGGGGTTGGTTAGCCGGGTTTGACCAAGTATCAATATCACCACTACCCCAATCCATTACCCAGTTAAAATCCGTAGTACCCCAACCCATATTACCTGTCCAATAGTTTCTATCTCCAGTATAATCCTGAGGTCTTCTCCAGTTTGATTTACCTGTAAGTGATATATTGCCTTTACCTCTATCTTCTAATCCCAACCATTGAGAACGAGCATTCGGGTCCATATAGTAACCCGTATCATTTCTATCGTAGTAAATATATGCTCTAGCATCGTTCATATATGTAATACGATACAACTCCATATGAGCATTACCTCTTTCAATACGAATCTGCCAGTTACCAGTTTCATTCAACATACCAAAACCACTACCATCAAAATATCCAGAGTATCCTCTTAAATCAGATTCGTAGTTGTTGTACACTAAAAGTCCACCATATCCATATCCACCACCAGCTGATTTCCAATATCCATTATTAGAATACCAGTGCATTCCTCTATTTTGGTTATATAAACCATGTCCAGATGTATTATTTCTAAACCATCCGTTTACATAAACCTCTTGGAATGTAGGTCCGGCATCAGTTCTAACGTTTTGGTTAGCCCAGTTAGATAACCAACCTAAATATGAAGTATAATGGTTACCATCTACTGCAAATTGATGTGGTTCAGCTCCAGAAGGTCTTCTGAATATCCAATATCCCTCTTGCATTTTTTGGAAATACATGTGGGAACTATGCCATTGTATTTTATTATATTCACCTGTCCATCCACCACTATCACTATATAACATGTGACCAGCGTTGATGTAAATGTTATTAGCGTTTACAAAATTTAATCGGTTTGTTGAAGCAGGGTCACAATAATATCCAGTATTATTTGTATCATAGAAAATAGTTGCATAAAAATCACCACCACTTCCCAAGTACATATTACCAACCCAATAGTTGTACATTGCTACTCTATACCCATTAAGGTACATTTCATTTACGTTGAAATAGAAGTTACTTCTATCAGTATAAATGTGAGCATGTCCAGAGTTTGCAGGTCCAAATTGAATCCAACCATACGGAGTGTTATGACGATAACCCCAGTCACCACCTGCTAAGTAGTAACTACCATTACCATAATCCATTGATGATAAACGAGAACGTCCAGCTGGGTCTGCAAAATATCCTGTATTATCTCTATCATAGAATGTATATGAGTATATAACCCCTCCATTAGTTATATTACCATTATTTTGGTCAAATAATATTTTTGTATATGCAGTTCTATTACCACTTACTCTGGATGGTACAGCGTATCCTCCACCAATTGCTCCAGTTGGACCTTCCGATGTAATTAAAAAATAGTTAGCAGGATTATCATGATACAATCCCCAACCAGTATATGGTTCGTAATCAACAAATATACCAGTCCAACCTTCGGCAGTTACTTGCTGCATTCCAAATGCAGCTCCAGCTGATGTTGTTCCGGATGAGTTCAATAATAATCCGGGTTTATTATAGTTTTGAACATTATATGAACCTGCCGCAACAACAGAATTACCACTATCCGTAAAGTCTGCTCTATATGCTGTATTATTTGAATCGTAGAATATAGTACCATATATAGGATATCCACTATAAACATAAGAACTATAAATTTCAAAAGATGTAGTACCATTGGCATTTATACTTCCACCCATGTTAAAGTGTAGACCTGCAGTTGAACCATTTACTCTAAAGTTTGCCCATTGCGAACTATCCAATGGTGATATCCAAATCATTTTGGTATTATCATTGTTTTGGATTTGTAATGCGGATGTCCAAGCTCCAGGGTATGAACCATAGTTGTATTCGCCAAATCCGTCTTGCTTAATTGTAAGTGCTCTTGTTGCGGATGATGTACCTGTTGTATTAACTTTTAGATAACGAATGTTTGAAGTACCATTAGGGTCTACATAATATCCAGTATCGTTATAATCATAGAATATTGGTGAACGCATCTGATTGTATGCGTAGAAAATACCACCACTAAATTCACCCCAGTTACTATTATTACCAGCACCAAAGTATATTACACTACCATCATAGTGGTTTAGATATAAACTATATCCACTACCAGCATCTAAGTGTAAGTTACCATTTGTAGTTGCTACCGATGCGAATGCACTATCAATATATCCATTTCTACCATCACCACCAACTAAAAGATATGCTCCCCAAGTGTTGTTCGGCCCAAATAATGCACCACCTCTCATTCTTAGGGCGGTCATTGATGTTGAGTTAGGGTCTATATAATATCCACTATCATTAGAATCGTAAAATATTGCACCATATACTCTATTATCAAAATATGCAATCGAATTCCCACTTTCTCTACCAATATATGCAAATGAATTGTTTCCAGTGGTATTATCCATAAAGCGAACATACGAATTATTATTGTTATCGTTTGAATCTACTCTTAAGATAATATCATTGAATGAGTTAATACTCATCGAATCACTAAAACTACCATTTAAATCAGTTGATGCTATACCATGATTAGAATATGAATCATAAGATGCGTTCCAATCAAATGACATATAAGCCATTCGGGTCATATAAGCACTATATGTACCATAAGGTGCCCATATTGAATATTCAGAACCTACTCTAAATGAACCTTGTGCTCTAACATAGGCATCAACATAAACATTCTTAGAACCTCTAGAACGAATCCATGTACCATCAATCATGTACCAGCCACCACCCCAGCCAAATCCTAATTCTTCATCTTTAAGGAATGTTGATGTACCTCTACCAAATACAATAGCATCGTTATTACCAAGTAATTGAATAGAACCATTTACGAATACTCTATTATTTGTTATAGAACCGGCAGCTGCTGTGTTATCCGATGCGGTATATGAAAAATCTGATGTATTAATTCCTAAAAAACCACCATTATCCATTAAAATATTACCACCATTGAACCTCATCTGCCAAGTGTCATTACCACCAATATACAATTCATCTCCAGCTCCAGCTCGTATCATAGAAGCGTTTGTTCCAGCTGATACAAGTCTTAAAGTAGAAGATGCATTTAGATTAAATAATGCAGTAGTTAATACACTATTACCATTAGGGTCTAAATAATATCCTGTATCATTAGAGTCATAAAATATAGGTGCTCTAAAATCAACACTAGCAATAACATTACCAGAAGTATTAATATCTAATGCCCATGTAGAACCATATCCATCATTATCAAAACGGAATGACCTAGCATCAACATTATAAGCTCCACTACTTACAATTGTTCTTGAACCCCAACTATTAAATGAACCAGCAGTTCCACCTTGATATATAGTTCCACTAAAATGTCCATCGCCTGATACACTCAATGCTAAATCTGGTGTTACACCACCAAGTCCTAATCTATTAAATCTTACGTTATCAGTTGTTCTAACATTTTGGTCCATTAAATAAACTTCAGTTGCACCTTGACCTGTATCTATTGTACCACTAAGAACTACGTTACCACTTACTGATAAAGTATTATCTGCTGTCCATCTATCAGTACTTTCATCCCAATAAAATGATACCGTTGATGATGAACCTCTCCTAACTTCTATACCAGCATTTTCAGTTGGTGCTCCGGATGTGAAGTTTGAGTTAAGAGTTATAATATTATCCGCTAATAGGATTGTTTCAGTATTAATTGTAGTTGTTGTACCACTTACAGTTAAATTTCCTGTAATTGTAGCATTACCAGTAACTGTCAATAAAGTTCCATCAAAAGTTAAATTACTTTCGACCGTTCCGTTTGGTGCAGTTCCGTTTAATGTGATTACACCATTATCAGTTGTACCAGTTAATGATAATAAGCCAGATGTACCCGATGTACCACGTGTTCCTGATGTTCCTCCACTACCAGAAGTTCCTCCACTACCAGATGTACCACTACTTCCAGATGTTCCTCCACTACCACTACTACCTGATGAACCACCACTACCAGCTGACCCAGATGAACCACCACTACCTGATGTACCTGATGTACCGGATGAACCACCACTTCCAGTAGTTCCTGAAGTTCCACCACTTCCAGATGAACCACCACTTCCAGAAGTTCCTCTAGTACCTGATGTACCTCCACTACCAGCTGAACCAGATGTTCCCGAAGTACCTCCACTTCCAGATGTACCAGTTGTTCCCGATGTACCTCCACTTCCAGATGTACCAGTTGTTCCAGAAGTTCCTGCTGACCCAGAAGTTCCTGCTGACCCAGAAGTTCCTGCTGAACCAGAAGTTCCAGCTGACCCAGAAGTTCCTGCTGACCCAGAAGTTCCTGCTGACCCAGAAGTTCCTGCTGAACCACTACTTCCAGCAGAACCAGTTGTTCCTGCTGAACCAGAAGTACCAGACGTACCACTATCACCAGTTCTTGCAAAATCAACTACTAATTGAGCGTTGTTAGTTGGGAGTGTACCACTAACATATGTTACAGGTATTTTAAAATATCCAGAAGCATTTGTAACTGCTCCTGTTATTGTGAATATATTATTTACAGTACCACTATCTCTTGATGATAATATAACACTACCTCTATTGTTTGGTGTATTACTATCATCCCAAGTATTAAACCATGCTAATTGAGTATTACCATTTTGGTCTAAAATATCAATATATAAGAAAGTTACTGAACCAATTGTTGCATTATTATATCTAACCAATCCACTACCAGGATCTGAATCAGTTGTTGTTGTAGAAAAATTGTATTTTATTCCACCACTTTGTCCGCTCGTACCAGCACTACCGCTTGTACCAGTAGTACCAGACGTTCCAGCCGAACCAGAAGTTCCTGTTGTACCTGCCGAGCCGGATGTACCAGCTGAGCCGGTTGTTCCAGAAGTTCCCGATGAACCTCCCGTACCAGACGAACCAGTTAAACCAGAAGAACCAGAAGTACCTCGTGTACCAGAAGTTCCTCCACTACCACTACTTCCAGAAGAACCAGAAGTTCCTGATGTACCTCCACTTCCAGATGTACCACCAGTACCACCTGCTCCACCTATACCAGAAGAGCCTGATGAACCTCCAGTTCCAGTTGAACCAGAAGTTCCTGATGTACCACTTGTACCGCTTGTTCCAGCAGAACCACCAGCTCCACTTATACCTCCACTACCAGCAGTACCACTTGTTCCCCCACTACCAGAAGTTCCATTTATTCCCGATGAACCATTTGTTCCAGAACTTCCCGATGAACCTGTTAATCCGGAAGTACCACTAGAACCAGTTGTACCAGACGTACCTGCCGAACCTGTTGTACCCGCAGAACCCGTTGTACCTGCAGAACCAGTTGAACCAGAAGTTCCCGATGTTCCACCACTACCACTACTTCCACCAGTTCCAGAAGAACCAGATGTACCACCACTTCCGGATGAACCATTCGTACCAGACGTTCCCGATGTTCCACCACTACCAGAAGTTCCCGATGTACCACCACTACCAGCTGTACCTCTAGTCCCAGAAGTTCCACCACTACCACTACTTCCCGATGAACCAGAAGTTCCCGATGAACCACCACTACCAGAAGTTCCAGCAGAACCCGTTGAACCAGATGTACCACTTGTACCCCTAGTTCCAGAAGAACCAGACGTTCCACCACTACCGCTAGTTCCAGATGAGCCCGAGCTACCTCCACTACCAGAAGAACCTGATGAACCCCCACTACCACTACTTCCAGAAGAACCAGATGTTCCCGATGTACCAGAAGTTGCTGCTGCAAATCTTCTACCAATTCTACCTGTTGTTAAATTTATAACAAGTACTTCATTTGTAGTGTCATCGGTTGGTAGTGTATTTCCAGTAATTCCTATACTACCACTAACCGATAAGCTACCAGTTATTTCTTGTCTATCAACAACATTATCTCCAAATTTATTTGAACCAGATGCAAATATTACTGATGATGAAATAAATGTTGTATGTAATTCAGTTGATGTAATTCTACCACCTACATTTAAGTTTTGTGTTATTACAACTGAACCAGTTATATTTGAATTACCATTAACTGCTAAACCACCACTTATTGAAGTTGGTACATTTACAACCAATCCTCTATTTGGTGAAATATTTGCAATTGCCGAACCTGATTTTATTTGGTCCAAATCTCCAATGGATGTTGCTTGGATATTAAACAATCCACTACCATCTCCTCTAAATAAAGATGCGGATACAGATGATGAAATATTAAGAGAGCCCGTAATTTGGACATTACCTATAACAGATATAGGTGAATTAGATTGACTAACAATTAAATTAGTTTGAATTCTATTAGTTTGGATACCAGAAGCAGTAAAATTACCTACTACATTCACCGATTCCGATGTGAAGTTGGCTATTCTACTTCCACTCACAAATAACGCAACTAAGCTTGAACTTAATTGATTTAAACCATTAGGGTTACCTCCTAAATATTCCATTCATTAAAACTTTTATGTTATCTCCAATACTGAAACAATTACATCTGC